CTATAATTTCCACAAAATAACGATGGATTCACTAGTAACCCTAACCTTGCTTATCAAGGCTCGCACTATGGCTTTCTGTTGCTCGTAATCAAGCGTGAAGATATCCTTGGCATCAAGCACCCGTCTAATATCTTTCTTTCGTTCTACAGCTTTGAGAGAGGTGTCAGCGTCTAGCTCTTTTTCGAGTGCTGTCCTTTCTGCCATGAAGTCGCTTGACCTCTTTTGTAGTTCCTCTAGTGAAATTCTATCGTCAATGTATAGATCATTAAGCCTGCTAATTTTAGCGGTCAGATTATCAATCTGTTTTTGGTAGCTGTCTCGGTCTATCGTCTCTTGGTTAGTGTTTGAAAATAGCTTGTCGATATAGTCCGAATCAGTTTGCAACTTGCTGATTTCAGTTAGGACGAAGTGCTCTATATCGTCTTTGAAATAGAACCCAGAATCACACTTTGCATTGTTATTATAGACTGTCACGCCCTTGGTCTTCCTTGGGTGTCGCTGCTTACACTCGTATTTGACTAAGCGTGTGCCGTCTTTTCGTTTCATGCCTAACTTAATAGCAAGCGGGGCTGAACAGTAGCCGCATTGAGCTATTCCAGAAAGCATGTATTTAGCTTGAAACGGTCTTGGATTGAAACGCTGGGCGGCTGTCCTTTGCCTTGTTTTAATTTCCTCTTGCGTCTTGTTAAAATCTTCCTCGGATATGATAGGCTCATGAGTGCCAGGGAATATCTGGCCCTTAAATTGATTATATCCACAATATACTGGATTCGAGAGGATAACTCTGACTGTTCTATAGCTCCACTCTTTACCTTGCCCATATTGCTCGTTTAGAGCGTCTCTGAGCTTGGTTATCGACATCCCCGATAAATACCATTCAAACATCTTTCGGACGATTAGGGCTTGATATGGGTTGACTGAGAGCGTGCCAGTCTCTTTGATGTAATCATAGCCGTAAGATGTTTTTGACCACATCATGGATTTGCCGGACTTTGCTCGACCTAGTTTTCCCAACTGCATGCGTTCCTTGATTTGCTCTCTTTCTAGCTGGGCGAACACGCTGAGGAGCCCAATCATTGCCTTGCCAAAAGGTGTTGAGGTATCGAAGTTTTCGAGCAAACTGACAAATTCTATATCATTTTCCAGAAATACATCTTCAATCAGATAGAGCGTATCTTTCTGACTACGACTTAACCGGTCTAGCTTATACACTAGAACCGTATCAAACAGCTTTCTCTTTGCGTCTCTTATCAACTGCTCTAGCGCTGGGCGTTCCGTGTTAGACCCAGAAAAACCGCCGTCAGTGTAAATCTCATATATATTCCAGTCCTTAATGTCGCAGTAGCTTGTCAGTTTCGCTTTCTGCTCGTCGATTGAATAGCCCTCGTCAACCTGCGATGTGGTAGATACTCGGACATAGATAGCGACTTTATGTGTTGCCATTGTGTTTGCACCTCTTTTTTGATAAAATGGGTACAGAAAAAGACTTGTAAGGCTGTTTCCAGTTTACACGTTTTTTCTGTGATGCTAGCTCTACACTCTAAGTTTGGCGACGGTGAGTGTAGGGTTTTTTTATTGTCTTATTTAACTTTAACTTCCATTGATCCGTTAAGCTTTTGGCTAGCTAGTGCATTGCCGTCGTCCGTTTTAATGTGAAACATCGGATAACGCTTATAATTGACTTTGTTGATTGCAGCCCAAACATTGAATGCCTCATGTTCTTTGGCAAGCATGCCATCAGCAAATTTCTGCAAATCGGTTTTGTTGTAATATTTATAATCATTCGGAACAGTCATATATAAAATGGTGCTGCGATTGTAAAAACTATATGTACTAATATCCAGACCTTTATCAGTCAAATCCTGCTTGAAGTAGTCAATAAAACTACCCATTTGGTCTTCGGTAACGTCTTTTAGCTTATCTTCTGACGAGCTTGGCTCTGAGCTTGATTCTTTTGAAGGTTGTTTCTCACTCTTTGAACTTGACGCCTTGGTACTGCTAGACGGTTTACTAGTTTTAGGTTTCGCTTTTGAAGTAGATGGGGTTGATGTTTGGGCTGTCTTGACCGGTTCTGTCTCTGTTTTAGGAGCAAGTCCAGTTATTTCAAAGATTTTCCCTAATACTGCCAAACAAACCAAAACCACCACCCATTTCTGCCAGCGTTTCAAGTTTTTCCATTTACTCAACATTTTTTTAGTCTCCTTTAATTTTTAGATATTCATTTTTTACAATAATCTCATCACAAATCGTTGTGAGATTGTATTTTTCCATGAAGTGTATATAGTTGAAATCGTCCAGATTTTCGTTTTTCAACAATTCATGAATCATATTTCTATTCGCTTGAACTTCGTATTTCTCCCGAAGACGCTCGTAGTCTTTAGAGTTGTGTTCTAAGTGCCCTAATTCGTGCAGAATGACCTTTAAACGAGTTTTTTGGGGTAAATCCTTATTGATGTAAACCACACGGTTAACAGGGTCTAGGAACCCATCTCGTGGCCACTCGTTAGAAGTAAACTCACAAAGAGACACGTCGAACTGCTCAAGCAATTCACTTTCAGTCATAGCACCTACTTCTCTTTGCTGTTCATATAGCCAGCGATTATGCCACGAATAGCACGTTTATCGTCGTCCGTCAGCGGTTTGCCGTCAAACATCATGGCGTTGTCGATGATGTTATCAATGTCGTGAGAGCTGGGTTGTTGGTCGTTCACCATAGGGGCATCATACCCCATGAGCCACGCTTCAGATACTCCCAAAGTTCTAGCAAGTAATACCAATTTTTCTTGGTCTGGTGTTGATTTCCCATTGATATATTGAGACAATGCGCTCTTTCCGAGTTTTACACCTAATTCTTTCTGATGCACTTTCGAAAGAGAAATCACGTCAACTTGTTTTAAATTTCGCTCGCTCATAACTTGTCGCAAACGTGAAGCAGTAGTGTTTTTCATATTTTTTACCTTTTCCTTTACGAGTTCATTATATAGAAGAAAGCAAAAAAGTTCAAGGAAAATCTAAAAAAAGTTCAAAAAAATGAACAAAATCTATTGACAAATAAAAAGAGAAGGATTAAAATAAAACCATAAAGTTCAAGAGAATGAACTTAGAAAGGAGAAATCAATGAGATTTAACTACGCTAAATTAAAAGGCCGTATTAAAGAAAAATACGGCAATCAAGAAGTTTTTGCGAAGGCTATCGGCTTAACTCCTACAACGTTTTCGTTTAAAATCAACGGTAAGGCAAAGTGGAAACAAGACGAAATTGTAAAAGCAGCTAAACTATTAGAAATCTCACAAGATGAGATTGTTGAATATTTTTTTAACTATAAAGTTCAAGAACTTGAACTAAATAATTAAAATTATGAAAGGAGTGAAAATGAAGACATTAAAAAAGCTCAAAGGATTCTTTGAGACAAATTTGGACGGATATGATGTGGCACTAGCTATCATCGGTAGCTTGTTCGGAGTTGTGATTGGCACAGCAATATTCTGGTTATTAGTTAAATAGCCAGTTCTGAATAAGCAGTGTGATAGCAGTCCCGAACACTGAAACAGAAAGAGGTATCCAGAAACTTGTGAGCCAAAGTTGTCGTGAGAAAGTTTTGTGTTGACGGAGAAAGATAAGACCTCTCCTAGTAATTCTAAAATCATTCGTTAGGTATTGCTCAATGAATGACAGTGAAATTAATTCTTCAGTAGCAAGTGGATCTTGCTCAATTAAATCTGAATATTCTCCATAGATGACACAATTGGAATCATCTCTGACCTCAATCATCTTTTTCAACAATGCTCTAGCTTGTTTTGATACAGTTTCAATCATTTTTAACACCTCTTTAGCCAATTATATCAAAAAAGTCCCTATGGAACGGCAATTCCATCGAGGGACTAGCAAAATAATTCACGAGGCAATTATATCATGAAAAAACAAAAATGGGAACCGGTCATAATCAACATTATGGCAGACGGTTCAAGAGTTGATGATCTAACTAAGCACACGATACCAGCAGGACATAGCTATTACGATATCGTAGCAAGTATCTACCAGAAAGGAGCATAGCCGAATGAAGTATATTTTTCACTAATGACGAAAAAAATTATACATGCTTGAATAACGAGTTCTTACAAGACACTAGCTTGAGTTTACAAGCTAAAGGTTTACTTGCCGAAATTCTGATAAACAAAAGCGACTGGCGAGTTTATCTGTCAGAACTTGAAAAAAGGTCAACTAACGGGAAAAGCTCACACCGTTCAGCGTTTGAAGAATTAAAACACAAACGCTACGTAGTTGTATTTCGTAAAAGCAAGGGCTATAAAAAAGGGTTTGAAATAGTTGTCTGTGCATCAGACATCCCAATGACGGACGAGTTTATAGAATACCTTGATAAAAAGTTATCCACAGAGTTATCCACAGGTAGCCTCAAAAATTCATAGTTCGATAAATGGAAATTCCATTTATTCATACGATGATAATTCATAAGTTGAAAATTCATACGATGAATAATTCATACTATGAATAATTCATACGATGATAATTCATAAGTTGAAAAATCGGACACTAACAAATACTAATATATAACAAGTACTAATTAATAACAAATACTAATTAATAACAATATGGTGCTATCGCACACTAACCAACAACAATCTAGAGCCTACCGGCACTAATTAGTAATAACTACTAACTGACAACAATGCAGTAATCATAGTTAGTAGAATAAGAGAGGTAAAAAACATGAAAAAACTTATCAATTGGATTTGGAGCAAAAAGCAAAATGAAGTTGAAGTCTTTGAGGTAAGACCACATCGCATGATTGACGAAAAGGTACGAGAGTTCAACGCCGACCATGGATTGCCATTAGATCAGCTAGTGGGGTAATTCATGAAGCTACTAAGAAAACTATTTTCCAAGAAGAAACCTAAAGAGCCAGAATACTTTTTCGATGTGGTCGAAACCCCAGAGGAAAAGAGCGAAAGGCTCAAGGAAAAATATAGCAAATAGCAACATCTTTCAGCGTGTAGCCATAGCCCTATCGTGGAGTGTAACTTATACTTTTTCTACCCTAAATTATAATTTACTTTTTCCACACACTTATCTTTTAAAAAACAAAAAAACATGAAGCGGTAGGGCCTATGGGTGCACGTTGAGAGCACTAAAAAAGCACAGGTAAGGGCCTGTGCTAGAAATAACATCTAAGGAGATTATACCATGAAATCATTCAACACTCAAACAGTCGCTAAGCCAAGCTACGTTAAGACTAAAGCATTCGGTCTTTGTGGCACGCTAGCGATTGCTACAGCTCTATTGATTGGAGCTGGGCCAGTGTCAGCGGACGAGATTGCTCAACCAGTAGCAGATACACAACCAGCGGTGTCTAATGTGTACACGGCAGATAATGCTGGCAATGTTACTGTCACGCCGTCTGAAACAGTGGCAGAAACACCAGCGGTTACTACAGAATCAGCACCAGTGACAGAAGTACCAGCAACAACTGCAGAGGTAGCTCAACCAGTAGCTGAAACCCCAGCGTCACCTACTAGCGTTACCAAAGTAGGCGACACTATCAACGTTGAAAACCCAAACGTTGAGGTTACTTTCCCGAATGGCAACGGAAAATATAGCCCGTTCGAAGTGGAATACAAAGATATTCAAATTCCAGACGATGTGCCAGTTAACGAGGGTGACAAGGTTACCCTTACACTTCCTAAAGAGGTGACATTCCAAACTGATTATGACTTCGACGTTTACAATCCTAACAAAGAAGTTATCGGACATGCTGCTACCGACTTGAAAGCTGGGAACGTGGTTACTACGTTTAACAACTACTTCCAAAACAATCCACTTAACAAACGCATGAGTTTGAAACTTGACGCCAAGTGGACTGATGTTGTGACACCGGGTAAACCAGTGACCGTTAATTTCAACGGAACAGTTAAAACCTTTGAAATTGCTGACGGTAACCCAATTCCAACAGACGAATTGCTTTCAAAATGGGGTTGGCAAGACAAGAATGATCCACAGATTATTAACTGGACTTTGCGTCTGAATACAGCTCGAAAAGTGCTTAATAACGCTATCTTGTCTGATACTTGGTCCAACAATCAACAATTTGTTGACGGTTCACAAAATATTTATTTCGTAGAAGACCCACTCGATTGGACTGTTATCGACCATTCGGCGAAAGATTACCTTGAATCATGGAATGTACGAGCTGACGGTTTTGACGCCAAATTCAAAGAGTTTAACCGCATCATGTATATTGGATACCAAACTCGATTGAAGACAGCGGTTAAAGATAGCACTAACCCAACGAACAAGGCCGAGCTGGTAGCAGTAGACGCTGGTGCGAAATCGACTTCCAAGGTGCAGCTTGTTGGTGGACGTGGTGACGCTTCTGGTGAGAATAAGCCAGAGCCAACGTTTGAAATTCCTCGTGAAGCTCCAAAAGTTGACATCCCGGAATTTAAGGGCGGTATCCCCGGCATCCCAGAAGTACGTGAACTCCCACCGTTCGAAGGTGGAGTGATTCCAAACGATGCACCTATCCTTGACTTGCCAGAGTTGCACATTCCAGAAGAACCAACTAAACCTCAAAAACCTAGCACGCCAGAAAAGGCCTCTAAAACGAGCGTAGAGCGTCCTAATAATAAAGTGGCACAATTTGCCGCAGTATCTTATAAGCTCGATTCTGAGCCAAAAGAGGGGGCAAATACGACGGTTTACGGTGGAACTCTTCCGATGACTGGCGAAAAAGAAGGTATCATGTCAACTCTTGGTCTTGTAGTCATTGCAGCTGGCATTACAGCGTTGACATTAAGCTTTAAGAAATACAACGAAAAAGAAGATAACTAATTAAATAATTGAAGCGGCGGGAGGACAGGCATTAAACATGGAACGAGAAACATACGAGGTCGAAAACCGATGGCGGAACAAGTACATGAATTTAGGACGTGAGCTGGGCGAGATTATCAATAGTCAGCAAGACAGAATCTTGTCACTGGCCCAAGAGAATAACAAACTCAAAAGGGAGCTATGGAACCTAAAAAAGTCAAATGGCAAGAAATGGCTCTAAAATCGCTTGTAACCGTCCTAACTAATCTAGTGGCACAATTACACTAGATAAACGGTAAAACGGCAAATAACCCCCAAAATTTGAGAAATAGGGGCATTAAAAAGGATATGACATGGAAGAAATGACATTCACAGAGTTGCAGCAACGGATGCAGCTTGAAAAAAAGCAAGAACGAGATGCCAAGTACGCTTCAAGAAGCGCTGAGGACATTTACAATACATTCAAAAGTTTGAAATCTAACTGGAGTGTCGTTGTTAACTATGACTTGGTTGTAGTCATGGACAAAACATATATCAAAGCCACTGCTACGGCTTTCAGTAAAGAAAAAAACGTGGAATCGGTAGCGTTTGCTGAATTGTCTACAGTACCGATTTTGAAAACTCGCAAAGGTGACTTAAAACAAATGACTGAGCCGCAATGGACAGGAGCGGTTCAATCATACGCTGGGAAATATGCCTTACAGTCATTATTTGCAATCGGTGACCAAGACGTTGACCAATTTGAAGTGTCAGAGGATAGTTTACAACAAAACCAACCTCACAACCCTCAACCGCATCAAAATCAGCAACCACAACAAGCACGCTATGAATCAAGAAATGATCAACAACCTAACTTCATTAGTGATGAACAACATGATGCAATTATGCAGCAGGTCAATGAGTTGGCTCTAATTACTGGACAATCAGTTGAAACAGTAGCTAATTATTACATGAATAAGTACAAACTCAATGATTTTCATGAGTTGCTAGTGTCAGGTTTTAACGTTGTAAGCAACGACATTCAAACGCAAATTAACAATCGAAGGGGATAAAAATGAAGGACGTAACTAATAATTTCTTGGATACAATCGAACCGGTGTATAAACCGGGACAAATCAACTTTGACTTCGAGAAATTCGATGCAGCTATCCAAGCGGCAGTTAGCGAGCTATCAGACGAACAACTGGAAAAACTTGAATATAGCGACATTAAGAAAGAAATCACACGCTATAAAGGTCTTATTGACAAACTTGATGACAAGCGTAAGGGAATCAGCAGAATCTACAAAGACCCGCTCACCGAGTTTGAATCTAACCTAAAAACCTCACTAAATCCGTTGAAGGCACTCCTTAACAATTTGCGTGCCAAACGTAATGAGATTGATGAGCACAAAAAAATGCTGCGAATCGACCACGTTAGATCAGTATTTGAAAGCAAGTGTGAACTAGCTGGACTAGACAAGGACACATTCAAGGACAAGTACGAGAGCTTTTCTAAAGTCGGAGATTTCATGGATAAGAAAATGAAGCTCAAAAAAGCGACAAAAGAAAAGATTGACGCATTGGTTTTGGCTGAGTATGACCGACTTGAGGAATACAAAGCCAACATTGCCATGATTGAAGAACAAGCTCTTGACTATGAGCTGCCAGCGGAACCATACACTAGAGCACTGCAGAACGACACACCTCTAGTTGATATCTTGAAGCAAATGAAAAATGACCGTGATGCAGCTATTGAACGCAAGCAGCAAGCAGAGGCCAAACAACAAGCAGAAGCGGCACGCTTGGCAGAAATTGAAGCCATGGCCAAACAGTCAGCTAACGAGGAAATCAAGGCGGTAAATGCTGAAACGGGCGAGGTTATTGAAGACACAAAACCCGTCGAAGAAGTGCCTAGCAAGCCATCTGAACCGTACAAGGTCAATCTTGCTCTTACTTTCCATGGCGGAGAGAATCAATGGCATCAATTTGCTAAGTTGCTTGATGATAACTTTGTAAATTATGAAATTCTAGGAGAAAATTAATGATTAATAATGTCGTACTTGTTGGAAGGGTAACCAAAGACCCAGAGCTACGCTACACAACCAGCAACATCGCAGTAGCTACATTCAGCCTAGCCGTCAACCGTAATTTCAAGGACGTTAACGGTGAGCGTGAAACAGACTTTATCAACTGCGTTATCTGGCGCCAGCAAGCTGAAAATTTGGCTAACTGGGCTAAAAAAGGGGCATTGATTGGAATTACTGGACGCATTCAGACTCGTAGCTACGAGAATCAGCAAGGCCAACGTGTGTATGTAACAGAAGTTGTCGCTGAGAACTTCCAAATGCTGGAAAGCCGAGCGGCGCGTGAAGGTGGCAGCGCAAATCAAGGTAACACGTCGGGAGCGTTTGGCAATGACAACGGCTATACAGGGTCTTATGGTCAGCAAGCACCGCAACAACAAGGGCAAAACTTTGCAAGAGAAAACAGCCCATACGGTAACGCAAACCCATTGGATATCAGCGATGACGATTTGCCATTCTGAGAGGTGTGCCGATGTCTGATACTAAAATGACTGTCTGGGCACTGTTTGACAGTGGAAATGGGAGCTACACTAAAGGTGCGGCCACCCTGAATAGTTCGGGGGAGGCTAACATTGACATATATCCAATTGGAATCGATATAGAAAATAAGAACAATCATTTTATCAATCTGAATTTAGCGGACTACAGTCGTCTGTTTGGGAACAATACGCTTTTTGATGAACTGGATAAATTGCCTAAACCTGACCTAATCATAGCCAGCCCACCATGCGAAAGTTGGAGTAATGCTAGTGCTATGTTTGAAGGCAATGCCTGCTGGAAACAGGAAGACCTCTCAGACAGCCTGTTTACTCCTCAGAGAGAGAGTAGTATGTTTACCATAAGGAGCAATTCAGACTATGATAAAGCTTACCAAAATTATCATTATGACAGACAGTTTATGAAACGTGTGAATGGAGAGCTGACAGCTTTCAACACTATCGAAATCATTAAGCGGTATGAGCCCAGTTACTTTATCATAGAAAACCCTGCTAGTGGTAGATTGTGGAAATACATTGAGAATATCATAGGTTTTAAGCTACCATACTTTAATTTGACAAGGTACAACAACTATGATTATCCATTGCAGAAACCCACAAAATTCGCTAGTAACCTTAATTTAGGGTTAAAAAATGTCATCATCAAGCAAGATGTGAAGTGGGGAAACTTTTCAAAAAGTTACAATGAGCGGTCAAATATACCACAGAAACTAGTGATAGAAATATTCACAAAGGTGTACAGAAATTTTTTACAGGAGAAACAGCAATGAAGTTAGTCCTGAACATAGACCCTAAACCACAAACAAGGCCACGGTTTAGCAAGTTTGGAACTTACGAAGACCCGAAAATGAAGGCATGGCGTCGTCAATGCTCGCAACTTATCGAGCAAGAATATGACGGGCAATTCTTTGACGGCCCTATTATGGTTGATGTCACCTTTTACATGAAGGCGCCTTTGAGCGTATCAAAAAAGCCCACGCCAAAAGCAAGGGCTAAAACGTGGGATACATTCAAGAGGTTCATGTCCGAGACGCTTTGGCATTTCAGAAAACCCGATATTGATAATTTGGTCAAAGCGCTCTTTGATAGCATCTCAAAAGCTGGTTACAACAAGGTTGATAAGAAGGGTATCGTCTGGACGGATGACAGTATTGTCTGCGAGTTAAGATCTCGCAAGAAGTACAGTCCTAATCCACGCATTGAATTTGAAATCAAGGAGCTCGAATGAATAGCAGATATAAAGACAAGTTGGTTGGTGTATACGCACCAGGCAGCTACGACCACACAAGCGTATTAGGGCAAACGCAAGAATTTGCAAGATGGTTTTGGGCTAACCATGAGGATACAGGGTATATCAGTGCTAAGTTGGGCATCAACGCAAAGAAACTCAATCGCATTCTAACGCTGGAGCAGTTGCCAGATGAAGAGTTATTAAGAAAGATGGTAGAACTATGCAAGTGAAGGAATACGCCTTGTACAAAGGTGAGGAATTACTGGCGATGGGTACTAAACGTGAAATCGCTGAACAATTGGGTGTGTCAGTAAATAGTGTTAGTCACTACGGGACACCAGTATACGCTCGCAGAACCAGTGAAAACGGAAGGAGATTGGTCAAGTTATGAAATACAAAGTAATCGTATATTACGACAATATGGAAGATAGTGAGCACATTTTCAACAACAAGAATGAAGCAATCAACGAGCTACATCGCTTAAAAGGTATTAAGTACCGAAATTCAAGAATGTATACAGTGGAAATGAAAGAGGTAGAAGGATGATGGATAGAAATGAAGCAGTACTGCGACTATCAGCGGTTGGACATATTTCAAAGGCCTACGCAGAAGATTTATATTATTCGTTATTCGATAAACCAGTAGTACCGCAGTACGTGGCGGATTGGTATGAGGGAAATAAACGAAATCTTGACTTAAATTTGAGCGGTCTTGTATTCGACCTCGCTACGAATTCACCGATTTACTATCAGGAAGAATTTAAAGCGTGGGTGGAAGATAATAAAGAAACGTTCATTACCACACTCATCAACATGCACCAGTTTGGCTATGAGGTCGAGAAGGAAAAGCGATACTCAGTTAAGATAAAAGGGATCCAGGAAGACGAGAGTTTCTTGACCTATGACAAAGTTTCAAACGATTGGTTCTTTGGCGATGACAGTGAAGTAATAGTGAGGATTAGAGTATTACACACCCGCAAGGAACTAGAAGAAGCTAATTTCGGCTGGGTATTCGATTGCCAAGGTATGGAAGTTGAGGAGGTGGAATAGATGGCAAAGTTTATAAAAATAAACACACTATACCGTGGGAACGTTGAAGAAAAGATTTTGAACGTGGATGACATTGCGAATATAAACATCGGGCCAAATATGATTTTTATTAGAACTCCATTTTTAGATGGCTCAAATAATTTATCAGTGACAGAAGAAACTATCAAGAAATTAGAACGCATTTTAGAAGTGGAAGTGGTGGAATAATGGTAAAACTCTTAATTATAGCAGAGCCTGAAGAACCTACGTATGACAGTATGCCAGAACTTATTGACAAGGTTAACGAGTGGGCAGACGAACGGAATTTAAAGCAAGCTGACCCAAAGATTCAGTGGATGCGTGTTACCGAGGAAGTTGGAGAAATTCGGGATGTACTCTTGAAACCAACGAAATTCACGGAACCGCAAGCAGCACTTAAGGACGCAATCGGAGACACGCTAGTAACAATCATCGTGCTAGCACATCAATTAGACCTTGATGTTACTGAGTGTCTAAACGTTGCATACGATGAGATTAAGAACAGAAAAGGGAAAATGGTAAATGGAACATTCGTTAAAGAAGAAGACCTCTAAACGAGAGAATCAGCTTGTAGTAGCTACAGTTCTATTGTTGATAGCACTAGGAATTAACATCGCAACTGTAGTTAGCGTAGTGAATAGACCGGTGGAAGCCATTGTTGTGCACAAGGCTGATAATGCCACTGTACTGCATGGGAAAATTACCGGAAAGGAAATGGTCGGGAAACTCTACACGCTCGATTGTGGAGCGTATGGCAAGTTTCTTGTAAGTAAGGAACAATACGACAGTGTGCAAGTCGGGGATAATATTCCCAGCTATCTGAAAGGGCGCGGGCAATGAATAAACGACAACAGAAAAAACAGTATGTCAAAGCGTTTAGTAAGCTTTATGATAAAAGCTTGGAACATGGCGGTTTTGAACGAAATCTATCAATATCTACATTCAAAGATAGAAGAGGAACATCAAGGATGCTTCTGACGCTCAACAAAAGCATGAATTACAGATTTGGTTATGGTGAGTTGCCAGAAATTTGGTTTGATGGTTATTGCATAGGACAAAAAACGTTGAGAGAGTGATAGCGATGACTAGAAAATACCCAAACGCTGGACTGACCGAGGAGCTATATCGACGGCTAGTCAGCGAATACAATGGACTCAGAGTGAAGTATGGGCGAGAGTTTAACGGACAAATCAGAGCTGTTCGAAACTGCGATGTTCGTGGAGCAAGGAAATACTCACAGAAATTCCGTAATGTCATCGCTGAGCGCTCTAGGCTATCTCCAAACACAGCAGAGGATTTAAAAGACCTTATCTCAGACCAGCTATTTAACGACCTACACGCTTATCTGGCTGAGAATTATCGAGGAAAGAAGACTTATCAAAAGCATGTATCTTTTGACAACGCTGGACTACCAAACGACTTATTCAAGCGATTCTGCGATGAAGTTGAAGCCATGCGAGAAGCCTACGGCAAGAGAGTTACAACTCATATCATGAGTCTATTAGGCTGTTCAAGAGAAGAAGCAAGGAAACACGCTGACAATCTAAGCAAGCTCTATCGTGAGATTAACAGATTAACAACTCGCAAGTTAATTCAAATAGAGGGACTAATCTCGGATGAACTCTTTGGCGATATTGCTAAATATGTATTCAATAATTACGATTGGGCGGCAGAGTTAGACGAAGATATGGACAGAATTGCCAGAAGGTACCGTAACAAAGAAGGTCTTGGGCGCAACAAACCCACAGTTAAACATTATTTATATCGAGCTTACATGCTCGGTGTGTAGCCAGTATGGTTTTAGACGGTTCGAATCCGTCTCTGGCTATTGTCTATCAAAATATCTAAGTGATTACGCTTTTGGACACTCGCATAGCTGATAGACCTATGCACTAAACCCAGCTATTTAAGAGATTGGAGGTGTGTCCTCTATCTCATAATTGCATTACTCAGCGGACGACCTGGCTGGTGGTTGAAGCTGAAAAAATCCAGTTAATCTAAAATTAGAAAAGAGGAGCCTTTTTGATTTCATTCAAATCACTGCAGCACGTAACTGGTAGTGCTGCAAATCTAATGCATCGGAGGTGATGAAGGAAACGTAAACTGTGGTCTAGGTATATCTCCACTAATTCAAATTTTATATTCTTAAAAAAGGAGAGAAATCTCCAATAATGTATATCTATCCACTCATTAAAACAGTCTGAGAAACGAAGCTAGCATATCGTATAAAACCTCTTAACGTTTCTTGGACTAAAAAAAGACCGACACAATGGCCGGCACTCTTTGAAAACACGATATCACTATTATATCATACAAGAGGGGTGCCATGGCAAGTATCAATCTATTTGCGGAAGTAGATAAAACCGCAACCAAAAACAAAGCTATAAAGGTACTAAGAAGGTATCGCATGCTAACACGGATAGCGGGCTTGGAATACGCCCCTAAAGTGACAGCGTCATTCTCGTTAGAATCCAAATCATTCGACGGAATGGTTCATAGTCAGACCGAAAGCATGGTAACACGCAAGGTTGCCGCTGAACAAGACTTGCAAGCTATTGTCAGAGCTATCAATGCATTGTCAGATAGACACTACAGTCAAATATTGATAGAGTGTTATTGCAGAAACAGAAAGCAGTACAATATTGAAGTCTATATGGATCTTGGATATTCTGAAAGTGAATATTATCGAATGAGAGAACAGGCAATCTTGGAGTTTGCTGAGAACTACAGAAACGGAGAATGTCTTGTATTTTCGGGAGATAAAGACGAGGGAAACACTTGATAAATGTTAGTGTTTGAACGTTTATTAGCGATATAATATTAGTATTGATAATTATAGCTAGACAACTCATTCTGTGGGTTGTCTTTTTTATGCACAAAAATCTAGCGATGAAGGAGGTGGACACATTGGGCTAAATCAACGACAAAAGCTATTTGCCAGCGAGTATATCAAGTTAGGGAACGCCACGCAAGCAGCGATTAATGCAGGGTATAGCGAAAAGACGGCAGGGCGTATCGCTGGACAAAACTTGAAAAAACTTGAAATTAAACGCTTTATCCAAGCTGAAGTCGAGAAGATGCACGATGAGAACATCATGGATGCCAAAGAAGCCTTGTCCATCTTGTCCGACATTGCTAGAGGGAAACGAGACGAAGAAGTCTTGATGATGAATCCCTTGACTGGTGAAGTTGAAAGGCTTATGAAGAAAGCTGACAACAATACAGTTATCAAAGCGATTGTTGAAATCTTGAAACGCTATCCAACGGCTAAACAGTCCGAGAAATTGGAGCTTGAAATCAGAAAGCTAAGAGAGCAGCTTGATAGCGGTGTTGAAAGTACTATGAATGTTAATATCATCAACGCATGGGAGGAAATCCCTAATGACAACGATTGATATCCAGAAAAACGTCAACCCTAATTTCAAAGTCGTATGGCAGTCTAACAAGCCTTACAACGTGCTGAAAGGTGGTCGTAACTCTTTCAAATCGTCTGTTATCGTGTTGAAGCTCGTCTATATGATGATTAAGTACATTATGCAAGGTGAGAAAGCTAACGTTGTAGTCATTCGGAAAGTAGCCAACACAATCCGTGACAGCGTGTTTAATAAAGTTCAATGGGCCATTGGCATGTTTGGGCTTGACACTCAATTCAGAGCCACTGTGAGCCCATTTAAGATAGTCCATAAGCGGACAGGCTCTACTTTCTATTTCTATGGCCAAGACGACTTCCAGAAATTGAAATCAAATGACATTGGAAATATCATTGCCGTCTGGTACGAAGAAGCAGCTGAGTTTAACGACGCTGAAGACTTCGACCAGTCTAACGTCACTTTCATGCGTCAGAAGCACGATAAGGCTCCCTTCGTGCAGTTTTTTTGGTCTTACAACCCACCACGAAATCCATATAGCTGGATAAATGAGTGGTTTGAGGATATCAAGACTAACGATAACTATCTAGCACACTCAAGCACCTATCTTGATGATAAGTTAGGGTTCGTGACCGAGCAAATGCTTGAGGATATAGAGCGTATCAAACAGAATGATTATGATTATTACCGCTACTTATATCTTGGTGAAGCGGTGGGACTTGGTAATCAAGTCTATAACATGAGTACATTCCACGCTATCGATAGCTTACCAACGGATGATAGGCTTATCGGGATATCTTTCGCAATGGACACCGGACATCAACAATCAGCTACGGCTTGCGGTGCTTATGGTTTGACCGCAAAGGGTAATGTGATTCTGCTAGATACATTCTATTACAGCCCGGCCGGTCAAGTGGTTAAGAAGGCACCGAGTGAATTGACTGTCATGGTTAGTAACTTCATTGATAAGGTACTTAAACAGTATCGAGTGCCTAAACTTAAAATGACAATTGATAGTGCTGAAGGTGCATTGAGAAACCAATATTTCAAGGATTTTGGCGAGCGATGGCATCCAGTAGCTAAGAAGAAGAACCAGACCATGATTGATATGGTTATCAGCTTACTAGCCGAAGGGCGCTTTTATTACTTAGATATCCCATCTAACAAGATATTCTATGAAGAACATAAGATGTACCGTTACGATGAGAAAACGATACATACAGACGACCCTAAGGTCATCAAAGAGGATGACCACACAGTCGATGAGTTTAAATATTTCGTATTAGATAATGCCAGGGACTTAGGTCTCAAAGCATAGGAGAAGAAAGAATGGGAATTATACAGACCATTAAGGACTTTTTCAAAAGGAGTAATTATGTGATGACTAATCAAAGTCTAAACAGTATCACCGACCACCCTAAGATTGCTATCTCACCCGAAGAATACAACCGTATCATGGATAATTTGCGCTATTTCTCAGGAGCGTTTGACCGTGTCAGCTACAACGATAGTAACGGTAAACAGTTGAAGCGTGACTTCAACCACTTGCCTATTGGTCGAACTGCTTCGAAAAAGGTGGCTAGTCTCGTATTTAACGAACAAGCAACTATCCAAGTTGATAATGAGGTAGCTGATATATTCATCAATGAGACATTGAAAAACGACAGATTCAGCAAAAACTTTGAACGCTACTTAGAGTCTTGCTTGGCCCTTGGTGGTCTAGCTATGCGTCCATACGTTGATGATGACCGCATTAGAGTGTCATTCGTACAAGCGCCAGTCTTCTTGCCATTGCAATCAAACACGCAAGATGTATCGAGTGCTGCAATCGTGACTAAAACACTTAAAACGCAAGGCCAGAAAGTCCTGTACTATAGCCTTATCGAGTTCCATGAGTGGACTAAAGACAGCTACACAATCAGCAACGAGCTATATGAGTCTGGATCCAAGACCCGTATCGGTCAACGTGTGCCGCTGAACGTCATCTATGAGGACTTGCAAGAGACTGTCACACTCAACGGCCTTACAAGACCACTATTCACGTACCTTAAACCTCCAGGCATGAACAATAAGGATATTAACAGTCCTTTGGGGTTGTCTATTTTTGATAATGCTAAGACTACGATGGATTTCATCAATACGACCTACGACGAATTTATGTGGGAGGTCAAGATGGGTCAGCGTCGTGTGGCGGTTCCTACTCAAATGATTAACACGCAATACGATGCCAGTGGTGAGAAGGTTGTCGTTAGACGTGAATTTGAGACTGGACGCAATGTCTATGAACAATTCGACAGTGGGGATATGGATAAGGGTATCGGTATTACTGACCTTACGACTGACATCCGCTCGGATGATTATATCAAGGCTATTAACAAAGGTCTAAGTATCTTTGAAATGCAATTAGGCGTATCCGCTGGGATGTTTAGCTTTGACGGTAAGTCTATGAAGACTGCTACCGAGGTAGTGTCAGAGCAATCGGACACGTATCAAATGCGGAACTCTATCGCTACTCTTGTCGAGCAGTCGTTAAAAGAACTTGTAATCTCAATCCTAGAGCTTGCCAAGGTCTACAATCTCTACACTGGTGAGATTCCAGCGATGGATGAAATCAGCGTGGATTTAGACGATGGTGTATTCAACGACCGCAACGCTGAGTTTGATTACTGGTCTAAGATGGTAGCTGCTGGATTTGCTCCTAAGACGATGGCTATCGAGAAGACCTTAAACGTGACCGAGGAACAAGCTCAAGAGATTTACCAAGCTATTAATGACGAAACCATGGTAAGTGCTGATGGTTTCAGGACAAGCGACGAGGTTGACATTTACGGGGAGTGATAGGCTATGGCTAAAAAGAAACCTATCAAGTTAAACGACCAGCAACTAATGTTGATGGCTGATAATGTTTCAGACATCTACCGTCAATTATGTAATGACTTATTTGATAACGTTGTGGAAAGGCTGCATGACCGTGGGACTTATTACCTCGACCAACAGCCTTATCTATGGCAACTAGAGAAAATGGCTGATGTCGGTATGTTGAACGACCACAATATTAAACTCATTGCTGAATATTCTGGGATTGCTGAAAAGCAAATTAGATACATCATTGAGAATGAGGGTTATAAAGTCTACAAGGACACTCACGCTCAGTTAAAATCGAATACTTACGATTACAATGTCATGAAAGACCTTATCAGCTACTCTAATCAAGCGGTTAATGATGTCCATAATCTTATCAATACAACGCTGCCAAAGAGCGTGCAAGCTACGTATAAGGACATCGTCGAGACTACGGTAGCAAAGGTAATCACTGGCATGGCCGCACCTCAAAAGGCCCTAGATGAAACGATAATGAAGTTTCAAGAGCGAGGGTTCTATGGATATACCGACAGAGCTGGACGGAGACAGAGAGCTGACGCTTACGCTAGGACGGTCATTAAAACGACTGCTAGACGTACATTCAACGAAATGCGAATGAGACCAGCGCAAGAGCTTGGTATTGACACATTCTATTATTCAATTAAGGCAGCAGCAAGGGAAATGTGTGCGCCACTACAGAATCAGATAGTTACCACAGGGCGAGCTAGGTCTGAGGAAGGTGTTAAGATATTCGCCCTTGATGATTACGGCTACGGCAAGCCTGGCGGGTGCCAAGGTATTAACTGTGGGCATACTATGACCCCTTTTATTCCCGGCGTCAACTACATGCCGGACATTGACGATGATTTGAAAGGTCTGACTCAAGAGCAAGCTATCAAGAACGCTAATGTCCAGAGCAAACAAAGAGCAATGGAAAGAGCCATCAGAAGCACTAAAGAGCGTCTGCACGTTGCTGAAATCATGGACAATGATGAATTAACCATGAAGTACAAAACAAGGCTTACAGAGCAGAATAGAGCCTTAAAATCGTATGTTGATAAACATCCATTCTTGTATCGAGATAGAGAACGTGAAAGATATTATGATGATCCGTTAGCTAAAACCCGTGAAGCTATTAGACAACGTGATATTTTAGCGAAAATCCACGCTTAAACCGTATAGAATTGATGCGGTTTTTCTATTTGACCTGCCAAATTGTCGTAAAACTGGGTAAATTTAGTCTCTTGGACGTAAAACAAAGGAGTTTTAAGCATGAGTTTAAAACGTGACATGTTGGTTGAAGCTGGTATCGAAGACAAGGCAGTGATTGATTCCTTGATGAATGCGTACGGTTCAGGGATTGAGAACGCCAAAGCACAAGCTAAGTCTGAATTACAAGCTGAAAACGACAGCCTTAAACAACAACTTGAGCAACAAAGCCAAGCACTCAACGACTTGCAAGCCAAAGAGGGAGCTAGTGAGGAAGTCAAGCAACAATTGACCGACTTACAAGCTAAATTCGAAGCTTACAAGACTGATAGTGAAGCTAACCTTGCGAAAGTTACTAAATCAAATGCTATTCGTCTGGCTCTGAAGGATGTTGACGCTCACAATTCAGACGACCTTGCTAAGTTCATCAATTTTGACGAAATTGAGCTTGATGAATCTGGGAAACCTAAATTAGATAAGGTCATTAAAGGATTGAAAGAGACAAGTCCTTATCTATTCAAGCAAGAAGAACAAGCAGCACAACCTAAAATCTTCGCCGGTGGGAATCCGACTGCTAGTCAGAACGGTCTTACTAAAGAAGATTTTAAACGTATGGGAATCAATGAGCGTCAAGAACTCTTTGATAAAGACCCAGAACTATACCAACAATTGAAAGGATAACTTTAAATGACTACAGGTATTACTACTACTGCACAGGTAATTAACCCACAAGTAATGGCTGACATGGTTTCAGCTAAATTGCCTAAACTAATCAAATTCACACCTCTTGCAGTTATCGACACTACTCTTGTAGGCCGTCCAGGGGACGAATTGACTGTACCACAATGGACATACTCAGGAGATGCCACAGATATTACTGAAGGCACTGCCATTCCAATTGACCAATTGGGCACTAAAGAAACCAAAATGAAGGTGAAACAAGCTGGTAAAGCTATCGAAATTACAGATAAAGCCGCTCTTGTTGGACATGGCAACGTCTACGGTGAAGCTACTAACCAAATTGCTTTGGCTATTGCTAATAAGGTTGATAACGACCTTGTAGATGTGGCTAAGACTGCGACTCAAAACATCACTGAAGCTCCTGTTTCAGTGGCTAACATTGACAAAGCCTTGGAAATCTTTGCAGACGAGGAAGACGCTCGCTATGTTGCCCTCGTCAATCCAAAGGATGCCATTAAATTGCGTGCTGATGCCGGTCAAAACTGGCTTAAAGGCTCAGAAATCGGCGCTGACATCGTTGTGTCTGGTACTTTTGGCGAAGTTTCTGGCGTGCAAATCGTGCGAACTAAAAAAGTGGACGAAGGGAAAGGTTTCCTTGTTAAAGTTTCAGCCCTTCAAACAGACACAGACGATGACGCTAAATATGGCGCATTCGTCATTGCCCTCAAACGTGATGTCATGATTGAAAATGACCGTGACATTTTGAAGAAGACTACAGTCTATTCTGGAGATGAACATTACGGTGTCTATCTCTACGATGACTCTAAAGTCGTTAAATTCGGAGGTGCGTAATGGGTATGTTAATGCGTCGTCATTACGACGATACTGAAGCCACTCCCATTGCTGAAACTGTTGAAGAAGTTGTGAACACGCTCGAAGATATGACCGTCGCTGACTTGCGCATTCTTGCGCAGCAACGAGGTCTCGCTGGCTACACTACACTAACTAAAGCGGAGCTTTTAGACCTCCTAAAATAGCGAAAGGAGGCGGTTAAATGACATATTTAACCAAAGACGAATATCTAAAACTTGGTTTTGAAGATGTAGAGAACTTTGAAAAGCTAGAAGCTCGTGCAGCAATGGCTGTTGACTTGTATATCAAGAACTTTTACGACTTCACTGATTTTGCAACAGATTTTGAACCACGCAAGCAAGCGATCAAAAAGGCGGTCGCTTACCAGATTGCTTATTTAGAATCTAGCGGCATTATGACTGCAGAGGATAAGACATCACTGGCAAGTATGACTGTTGGACGTACTCATGTAAGCTATCAAAACGGTTCTAAATCGTCTCACGATGGCAAGAGGTACAATCTATCTCTTGACGCTCTGAACTGGCTTGTGTTGGCTGGTTTTGGCTTTAAGGCGGTGGGCTATGATAGATAAGCGTATGTTAGTTGATACTGTCACGATTCAAAAGCCAACGGGTGAAACGGATGTTTGGGGAAAAGTAACGTATGAAGAGCCCACAACCCTTAAACCCGTTAGATTTGATAGGGCCGAATCTCACACTGGCAGCGGTCAAAATCGAAGTGAGAATAATTTCTCAGTCCTCATGGTTTACCCGAAATACACACCCATTGAGTTGGATGATAGTTGGTTGAATGGTCGAGTCAATGACACTCACCGAGACTACATTATCCGTAAAATTATCCCTCAATGTCACCCGTTTAATCATAAAATCCTATGCTATGAAATCGAGGTGGTTTGATGGGTGCAAATGTAACTGTCAAGATTGACCTAAAAGGCCTTGAAAAGAAGTGCAGTCCCGAAGCTGTCAGACGTGGGCAGATTGCTATGAGTAATCAAATGCTTCTGGATATGAACAAGTACACACCAGTACAGTCCGGGCACTTGCGAGGTAGTGGACATTCTAACGTTGACACGTTGGTATGGTCGACACCTTACGCAAGAATCAGATTCTACAATCGTAGACTGAAATTATTCTTCTCAGATAAACAACGTAAGTTCTTCTTTGCGAATAAGGACAGACTGCTCGCCCAAAAACCGAAACCTGGAACTGGTGGGCGTTGGGATAGGAAGGCCGCTGCGAAACATAAGAAACAATGGGGTGAAGTAGCAATTAAAGCAATGGGAGTTAAATAAGTGAACAACAACGATTTTTCAGAAGTTCTCGCAAACTTCATCAATACGCTTGGATTACCGTTGAAGTGCAAGCTTGATTATCTTTCAGAGGACGAGAGTCTTTCAGTCTATCCCTTGCCGGGCGGCAAAGTGGAAGACGAAGACATGGCTGGTACCCAGATTCTGTCGCTACCTTATGAGATAGCCATTAAATCAAAAGACCAGCAAAAACTAAACGCCATTCTCTGGAAGATAAACACCGAGCTTTCCAGAATCGGATTCGAGTTACCAAGTTCAAATAATTCATACACATTTCTAGCTTTGACCGTCGAGACACCGAGCTTAAACGATGCCGACGAGCAGGGCTTTTATATTTACTTGCTAGATTTGCAAGCAACTATTGAAGTAGAAAGGAGCCTTAATTAATGGCTAAATTTAAAAATGCGATTCGTAAGCACTACATTGCAGCTTACGACCCAGAAAATCCAGATACAGTCCCAACAGAGGATAAATATATGTGGATTGCCAAAGGTATCAAGGAATCAGCACCAGAAAACGACGCTGAAGACGATGATATCGCTTACTTCGACGGTGATGGTACTAAAGAGAAGATTATTTCTTCAATCTCTCGTGGTCGCTCGTTCGAAGGACACCGTGATTACTCTGACAAAGCTCAAAACTTTGTGGCAGACAAAGAAGACGCAGTGGCAGACGACTTAGTGGTCTGGTACAAGGAAGTAGTCCCTACTGGCAAATATTACAAGGAAGGCCTTGCTCGTTTGTCAGAAATCGAAATTGGGGACGGCGAAGCGTCTGAACTTGAATCAATCAAGTTCCAAGTTAACTGGTCACGTACACCAGAGAAACACGACATCACTTCAGCACCATCTGGCCGTGCAACTGAAGCTTCAGGAGCTACAGGGACACCAGCGGCAGCTGGCCCTAGCTCAGCAGCAACTTCACCAACAGTTGGTGGATAATCGGAAATTTTAGATCATAAATAGCAGATAAGACAACTAGAGGGGGTGGGGTTTAGCCCTTCCCCTCTTTTTTAGTGTAAGGAGAATAAAACCATGGTAGTAATCAAAAAACGTAGCAATGTCATCCCTGTCGATTTCGGTGAGTTCAAGCTTGAATTTCCTGTATCTGATAGCAATATCCAGCGCATGAAAGCAGTCGGTGAAGACTTGGAAGCCAAAGCACAACAATTCAAAGATTCCGACGATGACAAAGCGCTTGAAACGCTTAAAGGCCTTGTTAAAGACGGTTTTAATAAGACTTTCAACGATAAAGAAGCATTTGATAAGGTATATCAATTTGCTGGCGAATCTACTATTAATGCCATGGTCTACCTTATCGAAGTCATCAAGGGTGTTGCTGAAGAATTTGAAAATCAAAGCTCTAAAGAAGCCCTCGAAAAATATCTAGCTGAGTAGCAACTATGCTAGATATATCACGAAAACTAGACGATAAGTTAGTTATCGATGATAAAGAGTATCTTCTAAATCTGTCTTTTGACAACGTCCTCAAAATGTTCGAAATGCTGAGAGATGAAGACATACCAGAGTACGTCAAACCTCATTTCGCTATCAGGATGTTAATCAGTCCGAGCCTTGAAGGTGAGACCAGAGAGGAAAAAGCTCAGTCATTTAACGAAGCGTTTGAAGGCTTCTCGATTGAGGAGATGTCAGAGGTTTTCAAATCGGTATTTGAGGAGCACATAAGCTTGTCAGACGTCGAGGATAACCATGTCGAGTACGATTTGGCTGGTAACCCCATGAAGACCACTGCAAGCGATGATACGAAGCAGAGAGCGCCTTATGACATTCGATATGACGGTGACTATATCTATTCATCATTCATGCAAGCTTACAATATGGACTTGTTTGACATGCAAGGAAAATTGCACTGGCGCAAGTTTAACGCTCTACTGTCTGGACTGCCAGAGGGTACGAAGCTGATGGAAGTTATCAAAATCCGGAAATGGAAGCCGCAAAAGGGCGACTCTACAGAATACAAAGAGGAAATGCGTAGGCTTCAAAAGGATTATGCTCTCCCTTACGAGATCATCGAGGAAGATGAAGAATACGAAGAAGAATTTTAGAAAGGAGGGATAATCTATGGCAGATGGTACAGTCACCATAAAGGCGTTGTTCGATGGGAAGGACGCCGAAAGTGGGGCTAAACGCATCAAGGGAGCTTTAGAAGGCTTGAAAGGTTCAGCCGGTAAGGTTGGTTCGGTGTTTAAGTCTGTGTTGGGTGCCAATTTAATCGGTGGTGCTATCATGACCGGTATTAGTGCTCTAGGAAACGGCATGAAGTCAATGGTTGGTGAGCTTAACAGCTCGACTAAAGCATGGAAGACCTTTGAAGGCAACATGCAACAGATTAACATGCCTACTGACCAAATCAAGCAGGTAAAGGGCGAGTTGCAGGACTTTGCGACCAAGACCATCTATTCAGCGTCCGATATGGCTTCTACTTACTCACAGTTAGCGGCAGTTGGAACGAAGAATACAACAGAGCTCGTTAAGGGCTTTGGTGGTCTTGCGGCAGCGGCAGAGAATCCGCAACAAGCCATGAAGACCTTGAGCCAACAAGCGACACAAATGGCTGCTAAGCCTAAGGTTCAATGGCAAGACTTCAAACTCATGCTAGAGCAAACGCCCGCAGGGATTGCAGCCATTGCGAAAGAGATGGGCATGAGTACCGCTGAAATGGTCCAAGCAGTCCAAGACGGCAAGATTAAGACAGAAGACTTCTTTGACGCCATCGCTAAAGTCGGGAATAACAACACTTTCAGCAAGATGGCCACAGAGTTCAAGACCGTTGACCAAGCTATCGATGGGATGAAAGAGTCCCTAGCGAATAAGCTAATGCCACAGTTTGAAAAACTCAATCAGATTGGTATCAAGGCAGTCGTTGGTCTCACCGATGCCCTCGAAAGGATTGATTTTAATAAGATTTCAGACGGCATTGGGAAAGGCCTTGAATCGCTATGGAAGGGGTTCAGTGGTACTGGTGCAGTTAAGTCGCTATCCAGCACATTCAGCTACATCGGTAGCCAGTTAAGCGCTATGTTTAGCTCAATCAACGGCAATCAGCTATTGCAAGGGCTAGGCAGCGCCATTGGTGACATTGCTAACGGAATTTCAAATGGCTTAAGGATTGCTACTACATCGGTCAAGAGCTTCATTAGCTCGTTTTCTGACACAGGAGCATTTCAAGCCTTTGGGTCAGCATTAAGCACCACTTGGGACTTGCTCAAGCAAGTAGGTGCATCGTTCGCTAACGTGTTCAAAAGCTCCGAAATGCAAGCGGTCATCTCTGGACTCGGTACTGCACTGGGAACACTCGTTAAATGGATTTCGCAAGTAATATCTGCGTTCTCAAGGCTATTATCTTCTATCCCTCAAGGCGTGTTTAACGGCCTAGCTGCTGGAATCGTGGCGATGGTAGCTGGTTTCGTGAGTGCGAAAGCTGGACTGTCAGTGTTTAGTGCTGCAATGCGAGGGCTTAACTGGATTAAGTCATTCAACCCCTTCAGTGCTTTCAAAAACAAGGCTACAGAGGGAATCACTGGTGCTGCTAACAGTGCTAAAAGTGGAAAGAGTGCAATCTCTCAAGTATTCAGCAGCATTGGAAACGTCATTAAATCAGCTGGGTCATCCATTGCCACCGCTGCCAAAGGCATCGGAACTGGTATAGCTACGGCTTTCAAAGGCATTGGAACGGCCGTTAATATAGCGCTTCAAGGCCTGAGAGGGTTGAATCCAGCTACTTTGCTATCATTCGGTGCATCCGTAGCTATCGCAGCAGTCGGAATCGGTGCAGGAATTGCTATTATCTCAGCTGGATTTGCACTTTTAGCCACTCAATCGCAAGGTGTTTCACAAATCCTAAATGCCGTAGGCTCAGCGTTTGGTACCGTTGTTGAATCCGTCGGTAAGGCAGCTGGAACTATCGTTGAAGCGTTCGGGACTGCTTTTGCTACTGTAATCACAGCAGTAGGACAAGCTGCGCCTGGCCTAGCTCAGTTAGCGCCATTAGTTGAAGCGGCTGGTACTGCTCTAGGAAATGCGGCACCATTCATTACGGCCTTCGGTTCTGCGCTAACATCTATTTTGGGTGTGTTGCCAGACATCATTAACGCATTCAGTAATTTCGCTACCGCTCTAGGGACTGCAATCAGTTCAGTCGCTACTGCAATCACTCCGATTGTTCAAATCATTGGTAACACAATTACGGCAGTAGCTCAAATCATTGCTAACGCTATTGTGGCAATCGCACCAGTCATCATGGCCTTGATTCAAGGGATTGTGACAATCATTCAAACGATGGCACCAGTCATTAGTCAAGTGATTTCTGCTATCGTTACAGTCGTCCAAACATTAGCGCCGATAATTAGTCAAATCATTTCAGCGATTGTTACAGCTATCACTCAAATCGTACCTATCATTACGGCGATTGGTGGTGTGATTAGTGCTGCATTCAGTGGCATTGCTGGAGTAGTATCAGCGGCTGGGTCAGCTATTGCTGTTGCTGCGATGGGTATCGGTACGGCTATCAGTACGGCTCTTAGCAGTGTAGCAAGTATCATTAGCGCTACTGGTTCAGCGATTGGTGCAGCATTGCAAGGCATTGCCAGCGTAGTGCAATCGGTTGGTACATCAATCGGTACTGCAGCGCAAGGCATTGGTACTGGTATTAAGTCAGCGTTTGAAGGAATTTCAGAGGTAATTAATTCCGCTGGTAGTGCTATTAAGTCAGTTCTTGACGGACTGGCTAACGTGTTCAATTCGATCGGTACTGCAGCGCAAAAGGCTGGTACAGGATTCAACCAACTCGCTAATGGTGTTGTTAAGATTACCAATACAAACTTAGGAGATATGGCTGCATCTCTTGCAGCGGTCGCTAAGGGTGTAGGCTCTATCGGTGACAACTCAGCCGGTCTTGCTACGGCTGGTACTGGCATGGCTAACCTTGGCAATGGTATGGCTAAGGTATCTAGTTCTGCCAATGGCGCAGTAGCTGGATTGAGTCAATTCGCAAGCACCGTTTCAAGTATTCAAGCAGCATTTAGTAACTTGCAAACACTGTTAAGTACCGCTGGAAACTCATTTAGTACCTTTTCAAGCCAAGCTATGCAATCAGTAAGTGGCTTGACTGCGATTGTAGGGCCTATTACGACCTTCCAAACGCAGATTATGATGATTGTCCCTTCACTTATGCAAGCAGCTACTGGATTGACAATGTTTAGCACAGTAGCGATGGACTTGACTACTAGCTTGACCTCAATCGGTACGGCCATGACAGCGTTGACGACTAGCCTGACTACGTTAGCTACACAGCTAACAATGGTAACGACTAGCTTTACGATGATGGCTACTAGCTCAACCATGCTAGGGACTAGCTTGGCTATGATGGGTGCTCAATTCACGATGATTGGTACATCACTAACCATGCTAAACACTCAATTTATTACGTTTTCAACAGGAATCATGCAAATGACTAGTCAACTCATGATGGCTGGGTCAGCGGTTATCATGTTCGGTGCTCAGTTAATGACTGCGCAAGTCGGATTCTCAACCATGGGAATGATGACTACTATGTTAGCTACACAGTTAACGATGGTTACAGTAGCAACTCAAGCGGCTGGTGCTGGTCTCGCAGTAGTTAGCGGTCAAGTCATGGCATTGGCAGCCGTATTTGCCAGCGTTGCAGCGTCAGCCATGATGTTATCTGCCACGATGACTCAGCTTGGCATGGCAGTATCCATGGGCATGATGTCAGCAACTCAAGCGGTAACTGTTGGCGCTATGCAAATGACTGCAGCGCTTCGAGCAAGTGGTATGCAAATGGTTGCTAGTGCACAAGCATTCATGAATCAAATTGTCTCAGCAGTCAGAAATGGTATGAACCAAGTCGTTGCCGCAGTAAGGACAGGCGGCGCACAAATGGTTTCAGCCATGCAGTCTAGTGGACAACAATTAGTTGCAGTTACTCAAGCAGCGGTTAACCAAGCAGCAGCCGCAGCAAGGGCTGGCTATGGTGCCTTCTTCTCAGCGGGTGCTTACATGGGGCAAGGTCTTGCCGCTGGTCTTAATTCTGCATTAGGAGCAGTTACGGCCGCAGCCAATGCCTTGGTAGCCCAAGCGGAAAGAGCGGCACAAGCCAAAGCCAAAATTCACTCACCATCTCACCTATTCCGTGATGAAGTTGGTTGGTACATTGGCCTTGGTATTGCTGAAGGGATTGACAATTCAGCGCCAGTCGTGGCTGATAGTCTTGGTTCAATTGCAAGTCAAGTTGAATCATTTAACGCTAGAGCTACTGCAATGTTAACCGGCGCTACCTCAAACATGGCTAGTCAGCTTAAAATGGAAGTTTTGCGAGATAAAACCCCAGACGCTACAATTTCAGCACGTCAAGAGGCCTATGCTGCTCATTCAGCTGGCTTGCTTAATGATGTGATTGACGCTCTCGTAGATGTCAAGGAGCAAATTGCACAAGGCCAAAATATGGTGCTTGATACTGGTGCTCTTGTAGGTGGCACTGTCAATAACTTCAATAGTGCTATTGATACGATTAAAACTTTGAAAGGACGTCACAGATTATGATTACTAAAATCAAGGAATATATATCATTCGGTGATTTCAATAGTCGTGACGCTGGATGGTATTTGCAAAAGCGTGAAGCACCGACTCCAGACGAAAAAGAGATTGTCGAGTCTATTCCTTATATGCAAGGCGAGCTCGACTTCTCCTCCGCGCTGGGAGAACGTGTTTTTGAATCAAGAGAAATTACGTATGAGTTCAAATTGCCATTTACGACTTACGAGAATCGCAAAATTGCTGAACGACAGATTAAGTCAAACATGGTTACTAAAACACAACGCAAGTTGAGGGATACTCACGACCGTCGATATTACTGGATGGGCAAGGTTAAGCATGTCAAAGTAGCAGACGACCCAATCAAGAAGAATCTGGTCGCTACCATTGTGTTTAAGTGCTACCCATTCGCATTTCACGAAGATGAATACTTTGACGATGTTTGGGATACGTTTGATTTTGAAAATGATAATTCAACATGGACTAAATGGTATCTAGGCTACGAGAAGAAAAAGACACCAGTCTATTTCGTCAATGCTGGAGATACATCAATCAGCCCAGTAATCATCTGCAGTGAAGACATCGCTCTTAAAGATGCTAATGGCACCATCTACTATCTTAAAAAAGGTGAGAACAAAGATTTTGCTCTCACATTGGATATCGGTATCAATTATTTCGAAGCTCAAGGAAATGGCACAGTAGCAATGCACTACTCAAATGAGGTGATGGCATGACAGTATCTTGCGATAGCATTGAAGTTTTCAACGTCAGTAGCACAGGCTACGCTATTCGTGTCAAAGGTCTAAGGTCTAGCAATGGCATCTCTGGATTGCAAGTTCCAACGTGGTCGGAACAGTCTGGGCAAGACGACCTTGTCTGGTACGATGCCCTAAAATGGGGCGATGATTGGTACTGTACTATTAATTCAGTCGACCACAATAGCGACAGCGGTACATATCAATCTCACTTCTACGTAGTTACTTCAAGCGGCCAAAAAGAATACCTTGACGGTAAAAAGATAAATGTTCCAGAGCGCCCTGCTGGCTTAGTGAAAAAAGCGGGCTATGCCATTTACTGGTGGCCTAGCTTTCTTGATAGGCGTTGGGACAAGCTCAATCGGACTACTGCAAGTCGTAGAGTTATTCATGACCCATACAGTCCTAGAGGTAATAAAATCGTCCACGGTGAAATCAAACAAGCCGTCAATAGTATCCACGAGCTAGAGTTTTCAATCCCACTAGACCATACGATGTACCAAAAAATGGTTCAGTTTAAATCAATCATCGAAGTCGTCAATTTGAGGGACAATGAGGTTGAGTTCGTAGGGCGAGTTTTAACGATGGCTAATGAGATGTCAACGAACGGATTTGTTCAAAAAGTTGTCTGCGAGGACTTCCTGTCATACCTTCACGATTCCGCTCAGTGGTTTCAAAAACTGCCTAACAAGGGTTCTGAGGATTATTTCAAGATAATCTTTGATTCCGCAAACGTCCAAATCGAGGAATTTAAGCGGATAACTCCTCGAAATATTACAGTGCACAGTAGGTCAGACCGTCCTTTCCGCTACATCGGATACGATTCTAGTTGGGACACAGTCAGAGAGCGTATCATCAACAATATTGGTGGGTATCTCACGCTAAGAGAGTTTAATACAAGATTGTATGTAGACTGGACTGACAAAATTGGAGTTACTAAAGAAAGCCCCATTAAGCTAGGCCAAAACATCAAATCTGCGAGTCGTGAAGTTGATTTTGACGGCCTTGCTACAATCATTGTTCCCATCGGTGCGGACTTACAGAGCCAAAATCAAGGCCAAGAGGAAGACCAGAGCCCTGACGTAACACGGGCACAGTTAGATATTCGAAGCGTGAATGATGGAAAGATGTATCTAGCTGACGAAGAGTTGATAAAAGAATTTGGTTTCATTCGGAAATCTGTTATCTGGACAGAGATTGACAATCCAAGTATTCTCTTGGCGCGTGGTAAGCAGTATTTGAGGAATCAGAAGATTGCGCTGGCTAAATGGACGATTTCAGCAGTTGAGCGCTATTTGATTGATAGTCGATACAGTAAGTTTAGGATTGGGAACAAGCACAAGATTATCAATGCACCGCTTTCCGGAATCGAAACATTGCAAATCTTGGAAAAGAAAATTGACATACTGAATCCGCAATCAGTTGATTTAACTATCGGTTCGCAATCTCAGTCATTATCAGCTTATCAATTGCAAACGCAAGAAGCTGATAGCTCGATTGAAAAACTCAAGTTAGATCAGTCAATAGCTACTAAACAGAAGAAACTAGAGCAATTAAATGCTCAATTGGCTGCTTTAAGGTCTGCTAGTCAGTCTAAACCTGTTGAGCCTAAAGTCCCAGTGGCTCCAGGCGCTAACGCAACAGAAACTGAAAAAACAGCATATAATCAAGCTCTTGCAGACTACAATGTCGCTAAGGCTGATTACGACGCTAAACTCTCAGCATTTAACATGAGTCAACAAGAGCGTGCTCAGCGTATCAGTGAGCTAGAAGCCGAAATTGCTCGATTAAGAAATGAATTAGGAGGTGCTTAATGCCACAAAGTGAAGCAGAGGGACGCTTGAACCTATATGATGATGTGACCCCTCTTGAAAAAACCAATAAAATCAGCGTCCTTGTTGACGCTATTCGCAAAAAAACCAAAGGAGCCGATGTCCGTGAAGCTATCGCTCGAGGTATGGAAATCACCTACGATGACGCTGCCAAGAGCGGAAATACAGATATGGAAGTCGTGAAATCCAGAGAAACTTTTAACACGCTGCCTGACAGATTAGATAATATGTCTAAGAATCTTGATGGTAAAGCTAGTACTAAATGGGTTGAGTCAAAACTTAATGCCATTTCGTCAAACGCTCCTAAAGCTGTTTTAGGCTCTCTGGAAGAGATTCAGCGTACTTATCCAAACGGTGCCAACGGTATTGTCGTAGCAAGTAATACAGGGAAATGGTATTACTTTAATGAAGGGGATAGGCATTGGAAGGAAGGCGGTGTCTATCAATCCAGAGGACTGAACGTTGATGAAGTGACGGCCGATAATATCGACTTCACAGAATCAATCGAGCAACTTCTAAGAGATAAGATTGAAGGCTCAGTCTATCTTTGGAACAACACTGCCATCGGAACATGGTCATCTAATGGATGGCTCCGATTCATGCCAATCCCAATCAAAAAAGGGTTTAAATACTATCTATCAAATGTTCGTGGAATCTTCACGTTTGCGATTTCTAGCGATGGCGGACGACTTGTTAAAAAGTTCTCTGAAACCGATGACTTAATCACTACAGAGTACATCCCACCAGAAGATTGCATGCTCTATGTATCTTCTAAACCAGACGAAACCGCAAGGGTATTTAATGCCTCCCTTGAGGATTTGAAAAAAGCTAACGTTGACTTCTCAAATCTTCCAGATGGCTATATCTCTCTTAAAATCCCTAAATTAACACTAGATGTTAAGCCGGAAGAGTTAAGCTTCGTTAACATCGTCAAGCAATTGATTGACGAACGTACCTTTAAGGTTGGGAAGGCCTGGTCTGGTAGTGGAAATGGTACATACGATGCTGGTACATGGGGAATCTATCCTAAAATCTATATGCAAGCCGGTGTGACTTACGGTCTAAAAAATGTCCGTGGGGTGTTCACTCATTACTTTGACATTTCAGGTAAGAAACTTAAAACATTCTCTACTACAGACGTGTTAGTCAATCAAGATTTTACTCCGGACGCAAACGGCTATATTCTCATTAGTCGATTGACATCAGACGAACCAACAAAGGTCATTCAAGGTGGTAATGCTCAAGCTCATTACCTTGAAAACCTTGATTTTGGCTCTAGTGCCATTGCTTCTAAGGTGCCATTTGTTATGCCGGATACATCAAAAGTGCAGTTTGGTTCAGACATTACTGGCATTGATACAACTCAAGTATCGACGATTAATAATCTCGGATACATGAGTCCGACTAAAAAATGGGACAAGAGCCGTGGCTTCATTGACACAATCAACGTTTATGTCAAAGATGCCGGTACATACAATTTCGCTATCGGGAACATTGACCAGAATGATTTGATTGTATCTCCTCGAGTGTTCCAGAAACAGCTTGCAGCTGGGCATAATACACTGAATATTCGTGGTGAAGATAAGGAAATCTTCTTCGGCGAGCAGTTGTTCTTTGAATCTCATGACAATCGTGTGTACGCTTCAAAAGGCGAACGCAATTTGATCCAAGACGCTCAACACGTTACTAACAATGCTGGGTATTCTGGAAAGATTATGTACGAAACAGGACAAGCTATCCCTTTCAGCTATCGTGTAGCTAACGAGAGCGCTAATGAGAAAGTGGAGGTTTTGAAACAGAAAACGGATAAGATTGAACCAATTGTTACCGAGCTTGAATTGTTCAAAAAAACACCAATGATTACCAGTCCAAACGGTACTAAATTCCGCTTACTTGTTGACAACAACGGTAATTTATCAACAGTTTCAAACATTCCTAGCCGTGTGGCGGTTTTCGGTAACTCAATCTTGAGTCACCCTTGGCTCAAAGGTATGGGTATGGCTGCTAGTGCACCAGATAAGGATTACTTCACATTGGTTAAGAACTACATCTTATCTAAGAACCCTAGCGCAGTAGTAGAGCGTGGGAACGGTGCAGATTGGGAATCTGACCCAAATAATCGACGTGGGACATTTGATAGCAAAATGAAGCAGTCACTAGGCCCTGATACAGATATTGTTATTTTGCAGTTTGGTGATAACTTGAATACCGACGAAAAACGCAAGAACCTTGAAACAGACATCCCTAACCTCGTCAATTGGATTAGGGCGGCATCGCCTAAAGCCCTCGTTTACTGGGTAGGTATCTACTACGCTTCACCAGACTTCGTGGAAAGAATCAAGCGTATCTGTGTCCCTCTTGGTGTCACATTCGTGGACATCTACCAGTTTTCTAAAGACGCTAAGTACAAGTCTGAAATGGGCAAGGTGTTGAGATTGCCAGACGGCTCTAACTACACCATTACCAATGCTGGTGTGGCGAGTCACCCGGGCGATTTAGGGCACAAAGCTATTGCTGACGAAATTATCAAGAACTTTCTATTTTAGATTGGAGGTGAACAATGAGACAACCAGATGGAATCTTTGGAATCTTCAACGTTGTTCGTGATTTCTACGAGCACGGGATTGATGACCACCTCTGGGTATTCTTACTAATATTAATTATTGGCTGCGATATTATCTTAGGCGTTTCCAGAGCGTGGGCTTTTCACGAGCTCTCAAGCTCTAAATTTAGGAAGGGGCTTGTTAGCCATTCAGCTATGGCTATTTTCGTATTAATCTTCTACCCATTCGCTATATTTATGAACTTAGGAAGCGTGATAGATACGTTCATCTTTGCCATGATTGCAGCATACGGATCTAGTATCTTAGCCAGCTTGTCAGCGTTAGGGGTGGAAATTCCATACTTTGACAAGTATATTAAGAAAAACATCGATAAAGAAAAATTTATTTTAACCTCAGAAAATGAGGAAGAAAAGGAGAAAACGGAAAATGATTAATTTTAAACTACGTCTACAAAACAAAGCTACTCTTGTAGCTCTTATCTCAGCAGTGTTTCTCATGTTGCAACAATTCGGGCTTCACATTCCAAGTAACATTCAAGAGGGTGTTAATACCTTCGTTGTGATTTTGGTAATTTTGGGGATTGTTACAGACCCTACAACTAAGGGCGTGGCAGATAGTGATCGAGCTTTGAACTACCACGCACCTCGTGAGGACTAGCCTGCACTACTGATAACAACAAGATTTTATTGGAATAGAAAGGAGAAACATGACAACGAAAACACAGTTATTAAACACTCTTGACAGCCTTGTGAATCAACGTGTTACGGTTCCTACGAATCCGTACGGCGGACAGTGTGTCAGTCTGGTCGATTATGTCCTACAGTACGCCGGACTGTTTAACTTCGATTTTGGCTATCTAAACGCCATCGATGGGCTTGACCGTGCAGAAAGCCTAGGGCTTAAAGCAACACGCTTTAACGGCTCAAACAATCCCCCTGTTGGTAGCGTTTGGGTAACTAACTGCTTACCATATCATCAATTCGGGCATATCGGTTTTATTGCAGCAGAAAACCCAGATGGAACAGTCACCACAATCGAACAGAATATTGATGGAAATGTTGACTGTTTGGAGAATGGTGGGTGGACTCGCAAGGTAACTCGTAACCTCGATAGCGCTGGTAATTTCAGCTATATCGATTGGAACGCACCAGCCCAGCAAATGGTTGGATGGTTTGAATTGCCGTTTGATGATTCTGAAATCGAGCCAGGCGGACTTAACAAGGGTGATTACTTCATCGATGTATCAGCCTATCAAGCAGCAGACCTTACTGGTATCTGTCAAGCGGCTGGCACTAACAACACAATTATTAAGGTGTCAGAGGGTGTTGGTTGGTTAAGTCCAATCATGACACAACAAACCAACACAAGTAATTGCATTGGTTACTACCATTTCGCCCGTTTCGGTGGAGATGTAGCGACTGCGCAAGCTGAAGCTAACTACTTTGTTAGCAACCTACCATCACGCCCAAAATACCTTGTATGCGACTATGAGGACGGGGCAAGTGGAGACAAGCAAGCAAATACTAATGCGGTAATCGCATTTATGGATGTTTGTAAGGCAAGTGGTTTTGAACCTATCTACTACAGTTACAAGCCTTATACACTAGCTAATGTGTATGTAGAGCAAATCACTGCTAAATATCCTAATAGCTTATGGATTGCAGCTTACCCAGATTACGAGGTTCGCCCAGAGCCTTACTGGGGTGTATATCCAGATATGGATCACATTCGCTGGTGGCAATTCACAAGCACAGGATTGGCTGGTGGATTGGATAAGAATGTCGTTGTTATCGGAAGTGAATTAAACAAGAAAGAAGAAGAGGAAGAAAATATGAATTTTGTAGTACGAAGCAAATCTGGAAATCAAGGTTATGTTGGAATCGTTAACGGTCACGTTTTTGGCATTGGTGACATTAGCACTGTTGACGAATTGAAATCAAACGGCGCTAAACACTTAATGCTTGAAGACAATGATTTCCAACGCTTTATTGACAGCCAATCAAGAGACGCGGCGGAAGTGTCTAAAGCCGTTGAAGAAGCAAGCGCATCAGTTGTTAAGGCCATCGAAGACCGTGCACAAGCTACACAAGGTCAAACTGGTGTATAATTGAATAGAATAGACCACGAAAACTATAAAACGAAAAGGAGTATATCACCTCCCCTCAGACCACAATAGGGACATCATGGTGGTAGTGGTCGAAGCCTCAGCGTTTGCTGGGGCTTTTTTTATTTGGTATAATATATTTAGGAAAGCGCCAGTAACTCTACGGGGTCTGGTGCGTTTTTTGTGTTATAATATACCTACAGCAAGCAAGTCTTGACTGTTCCAAAGACTGATTAAGTTCAGCGCCATGTAAGCTATGTGCACGTAGCCCGATGGAATTTCTGGAAAGGATTGTTTCGACAGCCCTTTTTGTGTTATAATATATCTATCCATCATAGGCAAAGAGCTACGAGGTTAACTCATAGCTCTTTTGTTTGCTTTAAATTATGATAAGTGCTACTATAGTCAATGGAATACTTATCGTCGCATCGATGGAATTTCTCGGACTGCCCCGACCTTTTGGTCGGGTTTTTTATTTTGCAAAAAAAATCTAAAATTCTTTATAAAAAGTGTTGACAAACTATCATGTATGGTATATACTATACATGTAAGATAAAGGAAGGGAGAACGAAAGAAGTTCTCAAGGTAAAACGAAAATGGCATTAACGCAAAAACAAATCAACGAACTTGTTGCTGAATATAAAAAATACTATGATGGTGACGAAGAAGTCACTGAAGAAAAAGTCCTCAACGACTTACAAGAGTACATGAAAGACTTTACAGATTACGAAGATTTCGACGAAGTTCCTTTTGAAGAATTAATCGACTTCATAGGATAACCCAAATAAAAAGGAGAAAACAAAATGACTACTTACAAAGAATACAAGCAAGGATTGAAAGAACAACGAGAAAGAGCACAAGCTATTCGCAATGAAGTGTTCTCGGACAAAACAGAAAAACTTGCGACTGACCTCGTAAGAATTTCGAACGGAGATGTTTATAAAATTATTCCACGATTTGGCACTAAATACGAAGATAGCCGAATCATCAAATTAGATCCAGAAGATGTGAAATACCACATTGAAGAAGCTAAAAAAGTTAGAGAGCTTGCGAAAATTATGGCAAGCAAGAATTAAAAAACAGAGGAACAAAGACATGATTATCAACAACGACATCAAAGACCTAATTTTAGAATATACCGGAAGATATTTCCGCTTTGAAAATGATTTTTACAGGCTGCCAGACATCAAATTCACGGACGCAAATTGGCAGAAATTCAAAAATGGGGATACTTCTATCGAAAAAATGGGAGCAGCACGAGTTAATGCAATGCTCGACTGTCTATTTGATGATTTCGAGCTTGCTATGATTGGCAAGGCTCAGCATGACTACTATTTGGACAATTCCCTTAAGTTGAATATGCCATTCTATGCTTACTATGACATATTCAAAAAACAGCAACTTCTAAAATGGCTTGAAAATAGCCATGATGACATTATTGGAGGAGCTGGCAGAATGTACACGGCCAGCGGAAACTGGATTTCTAGCGCTTATTTAGAAATTGCATTAGAATCTAGCTCTCTTGGCGGCGATGGCTACATGTTGCAAATGCGTTTCAAGGACTATTCAAAGGGGCAAGAACCTATTCCGTCTGGACGCCAAAACCGTCTCAAATGGATTGAAAACAATTTAGAAAACATTAGATAATATGTATAAGGAGCAAAAACATGAAAGGCAATTATTACATTAAGAGATTGGCAGCTTGTGCTATCCAGTTTGGCAAGGACTTCCACAAAATGGAAGGCGGAATCCCAGCTCTTGACAACATCACAGAGCTGATTCTCTGCATCGGTCAAACGATGGAAATTTCGAATAAAGCAAAAGACGAGCTTGACGACATCGACACAAAATGTCTGATGTACAGAGATGTATGCAACAAACCAGACACCTCTATCGATAAATGTAAAAATCTGTTTCAAGATGCAGCAATTGATTTCATTGCTGCATGTAGAACACACGATATTTTGGACATTTAAAAGGCTAGGGTTAACCTAGCCTTTTTGTGCATCGTCGATATAACGTTAGACAATCAACTTAAATAGAGGTACACTATAGATGTACTTTTGGACGATTACGTGCAGAATGTTTTTGTTTTTTTCTATTGTCGCTTGGCAGTTTATGCTGCCAAGTTTTTTTATGCTCGAATAAAGAATTTTAGTGTCCTTGATTGAAATGCTGGTCGTGTTGCTCATTATCAGTATTCTTCTTTTGCTCTTTGTTCCTAACTTGAGTAAGCAAAAGGATTCTGTAAAAGAAACTGGAAATGCAGCTGTCGTCAAAGTTGTGGATTCTCAAGCAGAACTCTATGAAATGAAAAATAACAAGACAGCTAGTTTAGCAGCTCTTGTTTCATCAGGTCAAATTACACAAAAACAGGCAGATTCATACA